CTTGAGTACCGGGATAATTAAGTAAAGCCTTAATAACTTCCCCAGTTTCCTCACCATCTAAATTGTTAACTGGAACGTCTACCTTTTCCTGTTTGCCAAACTTAGAAGTAATCACGTTTTTCTTTTCTGTTTTCTTTGTTTCTTCTGCCTTTACTACTTTTTCTTCTGCCATAAATAAAAATCTCCTTTTGAATTTTTTGGAACAAAAAAAGATCAGGGAGTCGAACCCTAACCTTCTCGTAGCTATGCGGCGTTGTAATCATGAGTATAATCAGCAACGTTAATTGTCCATACTCGATTACCAACAGCCTTACCTTTAGTTACATCTGGATCTTTGTTGATGAAACAATGTTGTCCACCAAACTCTTCACCAGTTGAAGAATCAGTAACCATTGCTGGAAACTGTGTACCTTTATCTAACAAGTCTTGTAAGATCTTGTTGCAAGGCGAGCCATCAACTAATGTGACAGTTAAAGTTCCAAGCGACGTGTGGATACGTGCACCAGCAACATTACCTTTAGGATCTTCTTGGAAGGTCATATTGGCATTGGTCTTTTGACCTGATGCCATATCGCCATCTTGAAATCCCCACATTAATTGGTTATTAATATTTAAATCTACGGTGTCAGCATCGTAGAGATACATTGAATGTGTTTTACCAATATCAATTTGAGCCATGTGTTATCTCCTCCTATTCTGTGATTGTTCCGTGAATGTATACGGTATCAATGGCACCAGTCAACTTAGCTGTCCACGACAGGCCACGATATGCACGATCTGCAATATCTTGTGGATCTAAGTCGACTCTTTCCAGCGCGGTAACCGTATAAACACCCTTGCCAGTTTCGTCATCTGTATCGATAATTCCTTGGCCAAAGGCATCAGAAAGAACTCCCGTTGCACAAGTCTTAAGCAATGCAATTCCTGAATTATTGAATGGCAATTTACCTGATTCAGTAATCAAGTCTTGAATACGGCTTTGCATTTGTGTTTGAATCCATTGAATGCCGTGAGTTTGATCAATGTATGATCCGTCCATGGCCTTACCATTAGAAGTAACAGCGTGACTTCCTTTGGTAATATAAGCTGTACCACCAGCGTCTTCAATGGCTTTAACCTCAGATGGTGTCAAAGTATCAGCAGTGATACCAACCAAGTCATAGCAATGAGCCCAATCCAATGAACCAACTGTTAAGTTTCCACCAAATCCAACGACCGCAGCATCTAATTGTTCGCCTTTAACATTGTGAACAAATGCTTTTGTCATGCTGAACTTGCTGTTGGTCTTAGCAGTCGTTGCATAGTCCTCGAGGGCTTTCAAACTAGCTACATCAGGAACTTGTACAAATAGAAAATGCTCTTGATTGTCAAAAAATAATTTGGCAAGGCCAAGAGCATCTTGTTCGTTATAATCAGCTAACAACGCGAAGTTCCAGTTATCCCAGAAATGATCAAGAACAGCTTGAACAATCGCAGAATCAGGTGAACCACTTGTGGTAACAGTTACACCACTGCCGCCTCCTTGAGCAGAAACATCTTTTGGTGTAGCTTCACTTTTAACATAAGTTAGAACGTTGACCAATCGTGGTGCGTTAACTTGTGCGAACAAGGCGTCTGCCTTTGCAAATACGCTGGTAGATTCATCAAAGTCTTCTTGTAAATCACCTAACAAGTAATATTGCTTAAATGACTCTGCATCTCCAGCCACAATAATCAATGGATTACCTAAAGTAAGCACTTGGTTTGGCTTTGCAAGGCTGATAGTCGTGTAGACATCAGTATTTCTTAAAGCAATAGACATATATATGCCTCCCTATTTTTCTATATTTTTATTTTTTAAATCGACAGAATTAATTTGTGGCAAGCTTTCCATAAAGCTATCCTGAACACGTAAATGGACATCAAAACCAGCACGATATTCATAGATATCAATCAATGGAATATCTCGGTTTGTTGTGGTATCAATGCCAATAATCGCAATATTATTAGTTTGTAAAGTCTGGCGAACGGCATCAGTACGTAATAATTTACGCAATGATTCCGCCAAACTAAGAGTCGAAGTGCAATTCTTGTCATGACACGTAATGCTTAAGACCAACTCAAAAACCTCATCGCTTACAACGTCTCGAGTGACGTTAATATGTGGTGAGGTCATTGTGAAGCTATAAAATGGATAAGGTGGCTGGTCTCCCATGCCATCTTCCAGAACCATATCCATATCCATGTTGTCCTTGGCGATATTTATGAGTGTGTCAACAAGATTTCCATAATCAAATGTGCCTTTAAGCGTCATTTTCATACACCTTCAATTCATATATGGTTACATTCGTATAATCCGTATACATATCGGCGTGTACGACTATGTACTTACGCCCACTTGGCACATGCTCCACTACTGTTTTCAACGGGATATCCTTTTGCTCGGAAACCCATTCAGCGTCATAAATGGCACTTGTCCCACCAGCTTGGTAAGACAATCCCTGTTGTGGCTGACTTGTTGAATCATATGGCACCAGTGGCTCATGAACTGATAACGGTGTGCCGTCATCTGCTACCCATTCACCATGCTCACGATGACCACCAGTAGAACCGGTATAAATTTGCAAATCAACGCCATACTTATTAATAATTTTGTGAATCGTGTTCGGATTAACAACTTGCATTATTTACCACTCCTTAAGCTGCTGTTACGTTTGCACCGCTATCTGTTGCGCCTGCGGCTACATCAGTTGGTGTGTCTTCAACAGTTACTTTGACAGTAAATGCTGGCACATCAACTAAGGTAGAATCTTTTAAGACACCCTCAGAATCACGGTAAGCAACTTTATAATCTCCTGCTGCAACAACAGTACCCTCAGCTAAGCCTGTGATAGCCACACTTTTATCGTCACCAGTTGCTACGACAGTTTTAAGATCTTCTTTTTTGAATGCTACTAATTCTTTTGCCATGTTTATCGCCTCCTTTATAGGTTAAATGTAATTTTATATTTAACGTTTTCTACTAATTTACCGGTATCAATCAACGGATTATCATGCCCTTTTCTTGCAACAGTCAGCGGACTATTGTGTGGCGTCTTCATCTGTTTAATTTTGGTACGAATATCCTTTTGCATTCGTTTGCCCAACGCTTGTCCTACTTCGTCAGCAGTACCATCGCCAGTTACAATATCGGTAACCTTTTTAAAACACAGTTCAGTCCATTTACTAAGATTCTCATCATAAGTTGAACGAACAAAAGAACGTTCAGGGATAACAACCTGTTTAACCAGTATGAACATGACTTTTAAGCTACCTTCACTAGCTGGATCAGACACTGCCAGAATATTCTTACCTTTTGGTTTGAACAATCCCGGTATCTGTCTAGCTGTGTATTTACCCGCGTTTTCCGTTGGTATGGTTAGCCATTGGCCATGAGGCTTGATAGTTAATCCATACTCATTGACCACGGCAATCATATGAATAAAAGAGTTATCGGTAAAAATACCCACTTCAATGTGCATCTTATTAAGCCGTTCTAATTCCTTATGAATTCTAGGAACGTGGTTAAAGTCCTCAGCCATTAGTAGAATGTCACCTTGTTTTCACCCGGAATTAAGCCATATTCAGCAAGTAAGTTATTAAATGCGTCAAGATATGGATCACTGCCACCAGATGTCGCATTCTGTACCTGAATAGGCCCAACAGTAACTGATGAACTAGCTTCAGACTGTGAAACACCAAATAGAATGTGAGCCGCCCAATACTTAGCAGCAAGGTTTTGCAATTCTTTGGGAACCTTAAAGATCTGAACGTATTCACCAGCATCATCAATATACTGTTGAATTACATCATCAGAATAATCAGCAAAGGCTGTATTCATGTTTTGCACATCTGAAACAGATACCGTCACATTTTGATTCGCCATTTAATTACCTTCTTTACTTGCCTTCATCAAACTCAATCACTGGGCCATTGAAGTTATTGTTAGGGCCACTTTCGTCAAGTAACTCATTCAATCGTGCTTTGGTTTGTGCACCTTGATACGGACTAACAGGATAGGTATCGCCAATATCGTATACATGCAATCTGCCATCAGCATTCCTTGATTTCTCATTACTATCCGTAAATCTACGAATCACCTTATATGGCATTCAAATCAACCTCCCTATGCTTTAGGAGCTGCACTTGAA